TGTCGTTCAGGCCCGGATAGGGGATGTTGTAGCCCGCTGGCGGGGGCTTCCTGATGTCGTCCCACAGTTCGGCACCGGATCGGATGCCGTCGGGCCGATAGGGAACCGCGCCCCACAGGGCGTCGATGAGCTCCTTGCCCTTGCCCGCCACAAGGCAGGCGTTGGCGTCCTTCATCGGGAGGCGGGCGATCTTGGCCTTGCCCGGACTGAGCAGGAGGGCGCATTCCTTGGCGGCCTTTTGCCCCGGCTCGTCCATGTCGAAGGCGAAGACCACCTCGTCGAACGCCTCCAGCCACTCAAGGCTGGCCCGGATGTATTTGGCCCCGGAGCTTGCGCCGTTGGGCAGGCTGACCACGGGCCATTTGTTGCCTTGAAGCTGGCTGATGGAGAGGCAGTCGATTTCGCCTTCGGTGATGATGACTTTCTTGCCGCCCTGCCGCCAGAGGTTCTGCCCGAACAGCACGGCCTTGGATGCGGAGCCGCGCCAGCGGAATTCCTTGCCCTCGAAGCGCAGGTGGTGGGCCACGAGGGTTCCCTCATGGTCGTACAGCGGGGCGACGTGGCAGTATTTGTCCCCGACCTTGCCGATGCCGTACCCGAAGTGTTCGCATGTTTCCTGCGTGATGCCCCGCGCTTTGAGGGCCATGAACGTTACCGGGACGGGATCAAACGGAACGGGGTCTTTCTGCCTGTCCATGCGCCCAGAACCTCCTTGAGCGGTTTCGTAGTAGCCGCACACATGGCAGTAGCCGTGTCCGTCGCTGTAGCGCGCGAGGTTGTCGCCGTTCCAGTCGCCGCCGTTCCGCTGGCATTGCGGGCAAGGCTCGTGATGGGAGAATGTGCTGTCTTCATAGGCTTGTCGCTCACTCTTGTTGCTGTTTCTTCTGTTGGTCATGGGGTGTTGTTCCCGTTGCCGCCGCGAACGCCCGCCTGCTTCTGACGCCGGGCTTGTGCCGCAGCCAGTCTCCGGGGATGCCCGGCCCCTTGCACCACGGGAAGCCGTTTTTCTCGCACCAGTCCGCTTGCGTGACGGTCTTTGTGAGTTTCGCGTTGGGCGTCTGGAGCACGAAGCGGATGTCGAGGTGGGGATACTGCTGCCTGATGAGCTGCATCTTGTCCCGGTCGGCCTTGCCGAGTTCGCCTTTGGCTTCGATGAGGATGCATTGGTCGGGCAGTATCCAGTCCGGCGTGTAGGTCGCCGTCGTGGTGACGGAATAGGGCAGGCGGGATGATTCGTAGGCCGCCCCCGTGCCTTCGAGGGCCGCCGCGATGTCGGCCTCGAACTGGCTGCGGTAGCCCGTGCGCCTCCTGACCTCGTTCCAGCGGGCGAACTGCGCGGCCCGGCTCCTGCTAGAACTGCGGAACGTCGGCATCGGGCGTTGCGGCGGCGTTGGTGGAGGCGACATCATCATCCATGCCTTCGGACGTGAACCCGCCTTCTTCCGCACCGAAGCCATAGTCGGAGGCGGAGCGTTCGCCGGACGTGTTCAGCCTGATGATCTGCACGGCGTTCAGGTAGAGCGAGAGTCCGCCCATGCCCTGCCCCTCGACGAAGTAGGGCGCGCAACAGAAGGCGACACGGATGACGGAGCCGTTGCCGGGTTCGTCGGGCAGCTTGACGGGCTGCTGCATGGAGTCGAACAGCGGGACCTTGCGCTGGACTTTGACGCCCTGACGGTTCTCGTAGAACGCGCCCGTCTTGAACCGGAACAGGCGGCGTCCCGTGGGGTTGCCCTCGCGGTCGTATTCTTCCGGGCCGACCTCGTTGAAGTTGACGCTGCCGAACTTCTTCTTGGTCTGGGGTTTCAGGCCGTCGAACTTCTCCTCGGCCTCGGCGCGGGCGGTGTCGACCTCATGGGCGATGAGGCTGTCGAGCTTCGCGGCTGCGTCGGCATCAAGGGCCAGCGTGACGTTGAAGCTGCCCTTCTCGTCGGGGTACTGTTCCGTGCCGTAGTCCACGTTGACGAGGTGGGCAAACAGGGACTCGCCCTTGGGGGTGGTGTAGGTGGTGCGCTTCTTCTTTTCAGTAACGTTAGTTGCCATAGCGATTGTTTCCTTTCAGGGAGTGATTGTTGGGGAACAGGGACTTGAAGTCCCGCCAGAAACTTTTGAGAGGAATGTTGACCGTCGCTGTCTGGTAGGTGAGGCTTGGGAAGCCGCGAAGATCGTTGCTGAACGTTTTGGTTCGTACGTTCGTCAAAAAAGGTTCCAGTCTAGCAGGGGGGTAGGAAGTCATCGCCTCACGATACTGACGTCGGATTTCCTTCACTTTTTTCTGGTTCATGAGGTACTCTCACAAGATTTCGTTGTTGATGAAGTCGTCAACCGCCCGGAACTCGGGGCGTCGTCCTTCGCCGTCGTTCATGCAGTTCCGGGCCATGCCCATGAGGTCGGGCACGGGGAGGCCCGCCGACTCCGCCGTGATGAGGAAGGCGCAGGTCAGGCCCATCAGACGCGCCCCTTTGAGGGGACTGTGCTGGAGGGCATCGGCTACGGACATGGTTGCGCGGGCCGCTTCTTTCAAAGGGGTGTTGCCCATGAGGTCGCGGAGGACGGAGGGGATTGGCTGGTGGTTGGTGATGTGCTGTCGTTGGTTTTCGATGATGGGGCTCCTTGTCGTTGACGGGTGAACATGAGGGGAAGAGGAGAGGGAACACCCCCTTCGGACCCTTCCGGCAGGGACGGGCGAATGGGGGTGCTCTCTCCGAAGGTGCAACCTAATTCCAACTAGGCTTTACTTATGGAAAATATCTTTTCTGATATTTAGGCGAAAAAGAAGGGGGAATGGGCGACTTCGCCGACATCCAGATCGCCCGTAGCGGGCAGGATAGGAAGGTCCGGAAGCTCCGCCAGCATCGGCTCGGGCACGGAGGCGAGGACTTCGTTTTTCCACTGTTCGAGCGGGTTGACACCCTCGCCTCCGAACATCTCCACGAACGTCCGGCGCAAGGTGGCGGCAAGGGCTACGGAGTCGGCGGCGTGTGTGCCGTAACTGTCGTGGATCATGGCGAAGTTATTGATATGCTGTGCAAGGCATCCGTTGACGGTTTTCATGAGTGCCGCCGCGTCGAGGCTGTGTACGTAGTTGGGGGATATGGCGGATTTTTGTTTGTTTTTATCAATAATTACAGATGATTCTTCTTTAATGTTAAGGTACACGATACTGTCCCCGATCTTCGTTTTGATGCGCCGTTCTTTCTTATCCATATATTTCTGTACAACCGGGAA